GCTATTCAGATGATATTCATAATGGAGGTGCTGATTTTTACATCGGCGGATCCGGAACGCTTTATTCATGGGACGGGCTTATTGATGAACCAATTCTTTTCAACGATGCTTTAATAGGTGCAGAAATCTTGGAGATGTATCAAAATGGGATTGATGGAGATAAAGGTGCAGGAGTATAAATTAATGCGAAAGCTAATTATAATAGTGACCTTCTTGTTTTTACTCATGGCCGGGAGTGCGTGGGGAGCAACTTACTATGTTTCTCAGAGTGGAGCCGAAACGTGCGTGGGCGATTATTCTCTATCTACATTTGAAGCAGGGGGTTCTCCCTTTGATGATCTTGCCGGTGACACAGTTACGCTATGCGGAACATTTACTGATAGAGTAGATGTTCCTGTGTCTGGAAGCAGTAGCGTGAATGTTGTTACTATCAATGGTGACTCTGGCGTACCGGCAGTTTTAAACGAAGGGTTTGACACCAACAATAAGAGCTATGTCACATTATCAGGGGCAAATTTAACGATTAATGATTCTAATGGAACGGCTATTAGAATAGAAAGTTCAAGTACATTTATAACACTTGATGGCATTAATGTTGGTGGTGGTAATGTCGAAACTATGCACGGAATAGCTGTCAGGGGTGACGATACCGTTATAAAGAATTGTACCCTTATTGCACAGGGCGCACATGGACAATGCGATGGAATAAGGATTGAATCAAGCGCTACTAGAACAGAAATATACAATACCAAAATATCAGGATATGGACATAATCAGGTTGGCGCTGAATGGGAGTCTGGTACACTTTGGATGTACTATAATGAGATAACGGCAGGAACAAACGCCAAGGGTCGAGGTATGAGTTTAAAGGGTGGCCCTGCCTATATAAGTCAAAACTATTTCCATCACATAAGAAAGGGTGCCTTGCGCTTTGGCAGTGGTCAATACGGGGCTTATGCTTATAACAATGTTTTTGAGTATGTTTATAATCCCTGCCTTGCTGCTGGTGGTTCTGGCGAGAGTGAGTGCGAGGTTGGTTGTGATACCGAGGACTGTGAAGAAACACAGTCAGGCACTAATGATATGCCAAACTCTGGTGGCATTATATTGGTAAAGTATGACGATCAAGGTGAAGCCTACGCCCCAGACAACGCTGTTCTCCGAAACAACACTATGAGACAGATCCAGGAACATGGTGTTATGGTCGGTGCATGGACTGATGGAGCGCAAGGAACACTAATTGAAGGGAATGTCTTTTTAGATTGTGGCATGGCCAATGCAAGCACAGATTGGGATGCTGTCGAAGATGTTGGATACTATGCCATAGGTAGTGGTCAAGACGGTTACGATTATTCTGTCGCTTTTTGGTATGATGATGGTGCAGGAGCAGGACTCGAACATACTGGATCAAAACTTAATACTAATATATTCTGGCCCTCTACAAAAGGTCGAACTGTAGACGTTAGTTCTGGAAAGACAGGTGCATCGACCTGGACAGTCCCAACTGACGGTGGTGTTGATGCTGAAGACCCGACAAATATAAACGCCGAGGATGAGGATTGGCTTTCGGCCACCGGAAACAGAAGGGTAGACCCATCCCTTGATACCACAGACCTATTTCCTGATAGTGCGTCAGATCCTACCGTTGATAAGCTGGCATACCTTGCTGGCCCAGCCGGATGCAAGGCAAATCATTGTTATGACGATGGCCTTGATCCTTCTGTAACAGACTTGTCCGACTTTATTGCCACAGTAGCCACAATCAAACACTCTAATTTCTTTGAGGCAGGAAATGAGGCTACGCCTGTTGACATTGGTGCTTTTATTTTTAAGTCTACCGGCGTGATCCCTCCCGTTGACCCACCAGATGGCACTTATGATATGATGTGGTCTGGAGAGTATGTGGACGATTCAGACAAGGCATGGATAAATTCTGGTGCAAGTAGTGTAGATGGAACTATTGATCCTGATGCTGCAATCCACGGAGATTATAAACGAACTGGAAATTATGGCATATATATAGGCAACAATGTATCATGGCCAGTACCTCTTGACTCATCTGATTGGGGTTTCTGCAAAGATATCTACATGACAGCAACGACAGGTAATACGCAGCTTTGGGAAAACTACAAAGATGCAGATGACTTCATCGTAGCTCGGATAGGTGACGATGGCAAGGTGTATCTTCGACAACAATCGGGCGCAGGTGGTGGAGCCATAACAGCGTTCACGACCGCCCTTTATGCGGTGTCTGATACAACATGGACAACCGTGTGTTTCCGTGGGTCTGTAGCAGAGAATAAACTTGGTATTAAAATAGGAGCTAACGACTGGGAAGATGATGATGACGAAACTGCCGTAACCGCTTTTGATACAGGAGAAGCAAGTGTATGGGTAGTAGGCGAACTGTATGCGAACTATGGCGCTGCTGATGACTTTTGGGTAGACAATATCTGGAATTATGGCACATATAGTTTTACAGATGCGACAACAACTCCAACCTTCGATAGCGTATCGGGGGCTGCAACAACTTATTCTACGGCCCAGATAATCCCTCTCACAAGTACGAATAATGTAAGCGCAACTGTTGAAGAAGGTGGAACACCTTCCTTTATTGTTGAAACAGGCGCTCCTGATGCTGTCTGTTCTTATCAGTATAAAAATCCTGCAAACGCTTTGCAAATGTATTGGGGCTGTGAATTGACTGCTGGCATGAGAACGCTCGACCTTGATTTCTCATCAGCGTCAATCGAATTAAACGGGACTACGATTACCAATAGCAATGATGGTGTGACTAACGCAACCCTAACGCTTCCAGCATCTATCGACAATACGACTGTGATTGCGGTGCCAGGTTCATGGAATATTCCAAACGACTATGCCACGTATGCCGACCTACTAACGGCAGTTGGCTATCTAATTGGGGATGATGCAATCAGGGTGTTAAGCAATGCTGATATAACAATCACAGATGAAGATGGCACCAGCGGACACCCAATTATGATATACCTTCGTGAAGGTTATAGTGGGGTGCTAGACTTGAACCATAATGACTATTATACAATTCACGCCTCCGTGTCGGCTAACATAATCAATTCTGACGGAACAGATGTGAACATTAACTATTATAATAGCGGTGCGTCAGCAGTCTCCAATTCAGGCGGTGGCTCAATGGGAGCTGGTGGGAACAGGCAAGCAATAGGACGGTAATAAGATTGTTTAATAATTAAACAAACTCGTTAAATAAGGAATATCTAATGGCTTACATTGTACAGGGCGAACCAACCAACGCTAAAGATTCTATCTATACTAAGGAAAACTTTGACTACAAATATCCTTATGAACTAGATCTAAAGCCTGGATCTGATTTCCACAAAAGTCTGCGGAACAAAATTTGGGAGCGTGCTAGAGAATCTCGTAATGAAATCAGTAAGCGGTTCGATAGCTGGAATGAAATTGATAAGACATTAACAGTCTATATTCCATTAAAAGATAAAGAAAAAGACTTGAAAGCCAAGGATACTTCAAAACCTGTGTCAATAGTCTTTCCTTATACCTATTCAATGCTTGAATCGTTATTGACTTATCTATCAATGGCTTTTTTTCAAGACCCTATGTTTCAATATGAAGGTGTAGAAGATGATGATGTCATAGGTGGAATATTACTAGAGATGGTCATTAAGATCCACTGTATTAAGAATAAAGTACCATTAGCTGTTCATACTTCACTTCGTGACTCTTTGGCTTACGGTGTAGGTATTGGTGTACCTGGATGGAGGAAGATCAATGGTAGAGCTCCAATCAAATCTAACATCGTCACACAGAGTGAACTTGGAGAAAGTAATATAACTCAAGTAGAGTTTATTGAACAGTTACTATTCGAAGGTAATGATCTAACTAACATCGATCCTTATATGTGGTTACCTGATCCATCTGTATCTAGTGTGGATACTCAGAAGGGCGAATTCCAAGGATGGGTTGAGCGTGATAATATAATGAATATGCTATCGGCTGAGTCTAATCCTGACTCAGGATTATTCAATGTTAAGTATGTTAAGTTAGCTAATGACAAGCGGTCGGCTTTAGCATTAGATCAAAGTGAGAGACAAACAAAGTATGGAGGTTCTACTGATGTACACAGGGGAATGAATAGTTCTACAAACCCTGTTGATAATATCAAGATGTACGTCAACCTAATCCCAAAGGAATGGAAATTAGGTACTGGTGAATATCCTGAGAAATGGCTCTTTCAACTCTCATCTGATGACGTCATTACTATGTGTGAAAAAGCTGATCACAATCACGGGATGTATCCTGTAGCTGTAGCCTCCCCTGAGTTTGATGGCTATTCAATAACACCTATCGGAAGAATGGAGATACTATATGGATTGCAGCATACACTTGACTTCCTCTTCAACAGTCATGTAGAAAATGTTCGCAAGGCTATCAACGATATGCTAATTGTTGATCCTTACTTAGTCAATATTAAAGATCTCGAAGATCCAAAGCCAGGTAAACTCATTCGCTTACGTCGTCCTGCATGGGGACGTGGAGTTGACAAGGTAGTTCAACAGCTTCAAGTTAATGACATTACTCGTGCAAACATAGGTGACTCAGCTTATATTACCTCCTGGATGGATCGTATCTCCGGAGCAGATCAATCAATGCAAGGTGCTCAGCGACAGGGTGGTCCTGAGAGATTAACAAAAGGCGAATTCCAAGGTACTCGTGGAAGTGCTTTCTCACGACTACAACGACTGGCGATGATAATAGGTATGCAGTATATGCAGGATATAGGTACAATGTTTGCTGTTCATACACAACAGTATATGACCAAAGAGTCAATCGTCAAGATAACCGGACGCTATGAACAGCAACTAATGGGACAGTTTGGTAAGCAACGTGTTAAAGTCTCACCACAAGATATTGCTATAAACTATGACTTAATCGTAAGAGATGGTTCAATTCCTGGAGGTAACTTCTCTGAGGCATGGATACAGATGTTTAAAACAATAGGTGAAACTCCTGAGTTAATGCAGTCATTTGATATAACTAGGATCTTCATGTATATAGCAACGCAACTTGGTGCAAAGAATGTTGAAGACTTTAAACGAAATGTGAGCCAAATCCAGCCAACCGTCATGCCTGATGAGCAAGTATCACAACAAGTACAGGCAGGAAACCTTGTACCTATAGGAGCATAAAATGGAAGATGAAATAAGAATAACTTCAACCAAAGACCAGATAGCTGAATTTAAAGAGTCATTTCTTTGGGCGGATATAAAGCGTGAACTTAATATGTGGAAGGTTGGTTTCGAAGGAGAATACTCCTCTATCGTTGACGAAGCTGCTGCAACAAACCCTTCTACTGCTTCAGTCTTATTACACATGGGAGATATTAATGGTAGAGCGAAGGCAGTCGACTATATGCTAAGCATACCAGATATCTTCTTACAAATATTGGAGGGTTATAAAGATGACTCTAAACGTAAATGAACCTGCAGACTCAAGAATGGTTAGTGAACTGCCTGGATATATCAGAGCAAATCGTACAGCTATAAATTCAATCTCAGTCGGAAGCGGTGGGATTGAGAGTAATGAGGTAGAGATTGCAGCAGCTGCAGTTTCACTAACAATAGGAACTGAACTCAGTGATGCTGGTGTTGAATCAGTGGTTCTCTCAGGCGCTGGTGCTGCAGTTATTGCAACTATCCTTGGTGGCGTTGAGGGGCAGATAAAGGTATTTGTTTTCCAAGATGCCAACATTAGCTTTACTGATGGAACTAAGGATAGTGGTAAGCTTTACTTAAACCACTTACCAGCCTTATCAGACTTTGATGGGCAGCAGGATGATGTCCTAGCAATAATGAATGTAGGTGGGGATGGGACTGTTGGCACTCCAGGTTATTGGGTAGAGCTTTGGAGAACAGTCAGTGTCAAATAAGATCGTTTAATTTATGAACAAACTAATGGGGGGTTAGCTAATGGGAATCACAGAAGAGATAGAAGAAATGGAAGACTTGTTAACGGCGCAGGATGATGGTGTAGTTGAAGAACCAGAGGTTCCACCTGAGGAAACTCCAGTCGAAGAACCACCGGCTGAAGAGCCTCCAGTTGAAGAACCTGTTCCACCAGAAGAGCCTCCAGCAGAGGAACCACCTGAAGAGGAACCTCCAGTTGAAACACCTCCTGCAGAACCATCTGAGATTGATCAACTGAAAGATGAAATCAGGGAACTTAAAGCTTTAATTAAACCCAAGGAAGAACCACCTGTGGAGGAACCACCTGTTGCTGAAGAACCTACTCCAATAGATGAGCAAAACTTCCTTGGTGACTTAGATCTTGATGAACTG